ATTCTTGCACAAAATGAATTTTTTCTTGCCTTTTCAGTCTTTGTCAGACCAGTTGTTTTAGTTACAGGTCTTTTTAGTTTACTGCCTGTTTCTCTGTTTATTTTTCTTCTACCTTTTTCAGTAAGACCACCAGTTTTACTCTTGTGTTCTTTTCTTAAATTTACTGTTTTTCTTTTCCTTGTTTTTTTCATCTTCCTTTTTTCTTCATGGCTATAGCATGAGCTTGCATAAATGTTTTACCTTTTAACATTTCTTCTCTCATTATCTTCATGTGCTGTGGAGTATGAGTGCCCTTCTTTTTATGATTTGCTAAAGCATCCTTTTGCCTCTGTGTAAGTTCCTTTTTCTTTACCTGTGTTTTCTTCATTTCTTTTTCCTCTTTTTCTTTTTGGCATTAAGTTTCTTAAGATCAGCAGCCGTAATCTTATCTCTCGGAGGAGCAACCGCAGCAAGCTTACGTTGTTTCTTTGAGTAAGATTTTAAAGGCATTAGACAGCAGAAGTAATATCTCCATTAACTTGAAAACTGACGGAAACTGAAGTTATATCACCAACGGTTGAGCTAAAAGATGTACCTGTGATAATACCGTTAAAACTTAATTTTTTACCACCTGATGTGTCTAAAAATAAGTTAAATGAAGCATCACCAGCATCTTCCTGTGTAAGAACATCATTGATTATTTCAGCAGTATCATCTCCTGATGTCGCAGTATAAAGTAAATCTACAGTTCCACTTCCAGAGATTAGACTACCTACATATTTTCTTGATTTGTCACCATGAGAAGTACATTCTAAGGTGTCTTTAGTTGTATCTAATGTCCAAGCTGTTGTAGAAGCTATAGCCCCAACTGTTCCAGTCCCATTATCAAATGAAACAGAGCCCTCCTCGCCACGAAAAAATGCCATGATTTTAAGAAAATTTAACTTATACGATTATATTACCGTGAAATAGGGTTTTTTACAGTTATTTTTTCTTCTTTCTACGTGTATGTTGATAACCAATTCTCTTACTGCTAGTTTTTTCTCTTTTAAACCTCGCTTTCTCCGCTGGGCTCATCTCTTTTGTTGTCTTAGGTGTCTTACTTGATACACGTTTACTTGGACGACAGGCAGGATATCCTCTCTTCTCCCCTTTTTGACGACCACAAGGCTTACCAGTTTTAACATCAACCCAGTTTTCCTTAAACCAACGATCTAAACCACCTTTGGTTTTAGTACTAGGTTTACTTTTTCTTCTTACTTGTGGCACGTTTCCTTTTAGTAGTAGTACGTTTTTTAGTGGTAGTACGTTTTTTACCTTTGGTATAACCAGAAGCAGTACGTTTTTTATCGTTTGCATCAGGCATTGTTCCCTTACAAACCTGTACAGCATACCCATTGGCATAAGCAGATGGATACTTCTTATACCTTTTCTTAGCAGCAGCTATACCTCTCGCACATAATTCACCCATAATTACATGCCACAGGAACAGCGTTTTTTACCTGTCTTTTTTTTCTTCTTCTTCTTTTTTGGTGTTGACATTCCGTAGGCCATAAGCAAAAGGGTATCTTAGTATATTCTAAACGAAGTTTGGCCCAGTGTCTCAGGCTTGGCCAAGTTAAATTGTTGCAGACAGAGATAACCAAAAGCATCAAACGCATGATCCACACCTAAATTCTTATTAGGTAAACCAGTATTAGGTGCATAAGTTAGTGTTCTAAGTGCTTTTATCAATTCTTTACAACGAGGGTGTATAAGCGTTCTTCTCTCGCCATTTGCATCGAACAAGGCAGTATTGACAGCAGTGATCTTATCTCTGATCTTCCAGGGGCTTCTGGGACTCATAACTGTAAAACCAGACCTTCTAAGTATCGTATGATCTGTTACTCCTACCCCTGATGTCTTTCTTGCACTTCCCGTAGGGTCTGGACAGGCAATAATTCTACGATCAACTCCATATCTTCTCGTAACCTCCTCTGCAAAGTCCCATGTAGTAGCACCTCCTGTCAACATTATTTCATCAAAAACATAAAGCATATCGTCATATTTAACAGCACAAACTCCAGCCATCGGATCTACGTTAAAATCCAGACCAATTAACAAAGGAAGCATTTTTAAATCTTCAATTGTTTTATCAATATTTTCATCGTCAAAGCTAACAGCCACTAATCCAGTAAGATTCTCAAAACTAGCTTCAAATTCCTGTCTAAACGTCCTCGCATCTAATTGACTTCTAGCTGCCTCAACCTCTTCTTTTGCTACATTACCCCCCTCTATCGTAGTAAAACTCCATCTCTGCCAATCATCCCATTCTTTTTCTCCACAAAAACACCACATGTCATAAAACCAACTCGCAGTTCCATCTGGTGTACTAATAAACAGTGCCCATCCTTGTTTGTCTGCTAATGCAGGTCTTATTACTTCAGCCCAAACATCACGATCCATAAAAGCAGCCTCGTCCAAAACAACACCAGCCAAGCTTCTACCTCTCAATGCCATAGCATTTTCAGTACCTTTCAATTCAATAGTCGATCCATTAATCAATTCCAACCTTAAATCAGTTTCATTCTTACTTTGAATCCATACTTTTGGTGTTAACCTCTTTAATTCCTTCCATGCGATATCTTTCGCCATCCGATATGTAGGAGCACAATAGAAATAAACCTCTCCAGGACGATTTATAGCTCCTCTCAATAGCTCTATACAAGACAAATACGATTTTCCAAACCTTCTACCCGCTACAAGCACCCTAAATCTCTTATCACAGTTAAATACCTCTCCCTGAGCATATCTCAGACTTATCTCACTCTTCTTTTTTTCACTTACAGCCATGAAATTAACAAAAAATACAACTCATACCCCTCCTTTATAGCCTATTTACTTACTTTTAAGTTATCATTCACTTAAATACACTTACTCAATAAGTCGATGACAGCATCTTCTTTCCCAGAAAATATAATCAATAATCCTCTCGCTAATCCTTCTAAAAAAAGAACTCGCTCCACTATCTCAGACGTTTTAAAACGCTCACAACGTCTTTACGCTAGACAATTAGAAGGTAAAACTACTCGTCAATTAGTTATAGAACATTCAAATATAGAAGGCATTTCTGAAACTACCGCCTGGCATGATTGGGATAGAGTTAAAGTCTGGAATAATGAAGATTGGGAAAAAGACAGAGAAGCTCTTCTACCTCGCCTTCAAGCAATGAGAATCCGACTCTTCAACAAAGCAGTCAAAAAAGGACAACTCCAAACCGCAGCTCAAATACTAGATTCCCTAGGCAAAGTAATAGGCGAATCCATAGAAACAGTCAACATTCAAGCTCCAGAATTATCCATAAAAGTTGAACCAAAAAATTAACCAATATATATTTAAGTTACCCGCCTTGCCTAAAAAAATAAAAAATTTTCGGACTTGTACCCCTTTCGAGTCCATAAAAAGGTATAAAAGTTCATAAAGGTAAAAAAAAGTCCTTAGAAGTCCACGGAAAGCCCATAGAGTCCAAATATTGAACTAGCAGTCCATAAGAGTCTAAAGAAGTCCAAGCAAGTAAAATCTTTGAACTTGAAGTCCATAGCAGTCTAGAAAAATAAATTATTTGTACTTTCTAATATCTTTATTTACTTGTTTACTATTTTTTGCTATATTATATATAGTTGAGTATTTTTATTTGTTTTTAATTTCTGTTTCTGGTTCTTTAGTTTTTACTTCTGGACTATCAGCAATTAATCATTTATAGATCACTTAACTAAACATCTAACAAAATTATTCACTTTCATACCAGAAATGAACTCAATTAATTTATTCCCTACTAGCGATTTGCAAACGCTAGAAACAAAAGACTTAAAAGTTAACTTTGCATTTGGTTCTTATAGTTCTTTTTTAGATATCAGTAACGAATCAAAAGTAATGCACATTAATTTGGATAATAAGCAAATTAAGAAAAATATTCTTTCTAGTTTTCAAATGTTATCAGCTAACTACTCAGTAGATAAAGATTATTTAACTGAAGTATTCAAAGTTATTGTTGACAAGATCGAACAATCAAAAGATGACAATCTAAAGGATGAGCTAGCAGCTTATTTGGTTAATAACTTAAACACTAGTGAAAACTTTACACCAGAGGTTAAGTAATGAAATCTACTAAGCAATTACAAATTAAGGTAACGTTACCACCTGAGCTACATTCACAATATGTAGCTTTGGTACTTTCTGAAACTGGTGAAGTTAATCTATCTAGCTTTACTAGATCACTAATTAGAAAATTCATCAACAAGAAAAATAAAAAATGAAATTTCAATTTTATTACTTGCTTTTAATAGCATCAATACTTTTTTATTTTGGCCTGACTTCAGGCCTTAATAAATCGGTTGAGAATAGGTGCAATGTAGGTATTCAATCTGCATGTAACTATATAAACGAAACAAACAAATTAATTTAGGAGATTTAAAACAATGCTTAATGTATTACTTATTGCAAACGAGTGCGGTGATTCTGGAATGATAGCTGCAACAATTTCAAAAAAAGAACTTGTTGATTTTGTAGAAGAAAAAGGTTATGAAGCCGTAGAGTTTCAAAATGAAGACTATGATGAAACTGATACAGTAGAGTCATTAAGGAAAGAGTGCGGGTACTTCACACTAAAGACATTACCTGATGCTGAAGACACAATCGGATACGGAACTTAAAAAATAAGTTAAAATAAAACTCCAGGATAAAATTATTTTTCCTGGAGAATTTTTCCTGGAGAAATTTTTTTTAAAATTTTTGATGTAAAATTTTATACAAAGAAAATTTTTTTAAAAAATAAATTAAAAAATAAATAAAT